CCGAGGAGCTGCATCCGGCGCACCACGGACTGCGACATGTCCGTGCGGTGTGTGATCCGTTTCGCCGTCGCCAAGCTCTTGGCCTCGTTGTTGACGATCAGGTCCTCCGCCGCGACCCATTCCAGCACGGGCCGGTTACGCAGCGGACAGAAATACCCCTTCTTGAACTCCGTTCCCCCGAACCCGAGCGTGAACAGCATCCGGTCCGTGTCGGGGTAGAAATCCCGGTCCACCACCGTCAGGTAATGGTTGAAATCCAACGCCAGCGCGTCAGCTAGATCGTCCTCGGCCTGAGTGTTGTCGTTGTCGTCCACCCGTATCTTCGCCGGGCCGTCCGTCGGCAACAGTTCCGACCTCGCATTGGCATGGAACCGCAGCACCGCCTCTAGCAACAGCGGATGGCGGACGTTGCTCATCCCCTCGACCGGCGCGTCCTCGCTGGCGCCCTGGACGTTGGGAACCTCGACCTTCAGGCCGAGCATCTTGATCCCAGTGGCGCGGGATTCGACCCACTCCTTGCGGGAATCGACGTCCTCGCCGATACCGACGAACAGTTCCTCCGCGATGCGCGACAGCTCCACCGCGTCTATCCGCTCGGCGAGGTTCGAGTACCAGTTCGGCGGTTCGTTGGCGTCCTCGGTCGGTTTCAGCGAGGAGCCGTCCAGGGAAATCGTTATCGAGCCATCGTCATGCTCAATTTGGACGACGTTCCCCTTGGCGTCCACCACGTCCTGATCTGGTTTCTCCACGATCTCCACGTCCACGGGCGCGTGATCGTTGCTTGCCGCAGGCGGCGGGATGCGTAGGTTTTGAGGCGCCAGTCCGGCCATGAGAGCCCCCAGTCAGGTGGGGGACGATATGACGTTCTCGGTCGCGGCGCCAGACATCTCGCGGATAAACCACGCGAGCCCTGTGCGCGCAGCATCGTCCTCGGACTTCGCGAGACACCAGTACACGCGCGTCTGATCATGCGGTTTCAGGCCGGTCACCGTCACGGCGTAACCGTCCCCGTCAGCATCGACCGTCGCCTGGCAGAATACGGTCATCCCGGATACAGCGGCGCCAACTGCCGTCCCTCAAACCGAATCGCGGCCTCTTTTTCGGCCAGAACCTCGTCCGGACGCGCCAACAGGCCCATCACGCGCAGACGCCGAACCGCAGCCGAGCAGGTGTCCACGATATCGTCATGGCGTCCCTTGGGGAACTGGGCGACTTGGGAAATCACCATGTCTGACCACGAGCGATCCGGCGCATAGACCGTCCCGTCCGCCCATATGTGCTGCACCGAATACAACCGCGCGACCTTGTCCTGGCTCTTCGGATCGTCCAGCACCACGGACCAGCCCTCGTGCCCGTGCAGTCGCCGAATCTCCTGCGCCACGGATATGCCGGCGGCCTTGTTCTCGATCAACAGCATGTCCACCTTCAGCTTCCGGCAACTCTCGGCGACCTTACGCACCAAGTCGTGAAACTCCAAGCGCTCCGACCAAGCCGACATGAGCATCACCTTGGGGGCCGGTTCGTCATATGACCGCCCAACCTGAATCGGCCTACCGTCTGCGTCCAGCATCCGCGTGATCTTGGCGGTCGGGTCGTGGGAAAACACTCCCCAGACCGTCAACGCCGATGGGTCGTTCTCCTCCTTCTCGGTATAGGCCGTGTCCAACGACGCCATGATGAAATCCATCGGCGGGAAGGCCTTGTCGTCCCATGTCTGCCACCAGTCCCGTTTGATGATGCCGCCGCCTTGAGGCTCAGGCCGCTGCTGGAGCTGACCGGCGGCCCTCCAAGGCCCTAGTCGGCGTTCCAGCGAGTGCACCTCCTGTTCGCCGAACCGCGCGGGCCATAGCAGCTCCCCTTCCTCTTGCCGCGGATCGGTCCAGCCAATCGGCGTCGTGAACCGCCGGGACGCCTCGAACCTCATCGGCAGAACGAGATGCGTCCATCCGTCCTCTTCGGTTTCCAGGATATGGCCGGTGATATCATCCTCGGCGATACGCTGCTGCACAACGATGAAACACCCCGTCCTGGGGTTGTTCAGGCGCGTGGACAGCTTACCGTCCCACCACTCGATGGCCGACTTCAGAGCCGCTTCGGAAGAAACTTCGCCAGCGTCATTCGGGTCGTCCGCGCAGATAACATCGCCGCCACGGCCGGTCACCCCGGAGTCCACCGACGTGATGAACCGCGTGCCCCCCTCGCTGGTCGTGAACTTGGAAACCGCCGATTCAAGGAGCTGAAACCGCGAGCCCCAGTGCCGCTGATACCATGGGCTCTCAACCAGACGTTTGCACTTGATCGAGGCGTCCAATGCCAGCGCCTGGGCGTACGAGGCGTGGAGGAACTGTACGCCGGGACCGCTGGTCGATGTCTTGAGCCGCTGCGCCCAGGTCCATGCCGGTAGAGCGATGGAGGCGAGGCTCGTCTTGGCCGTCCGCGGCGGTTGGTTGATGATCAGTTTCCTGATCTGGCCGTCCACAACAGCCTGCAGGTGCTCGGCGATGGCCTCAATCGCCCAGCTGTCGGTCCATGGCGCCGGGTCGATATACCGCCATGCCGTTTTCAGGAACGTGTAGAGGCTCTCCTCGCAGTCGGCCTGCTCGATGGCCTGAAGCTGACGGTCGCGGTCGACAATCAGGCCGCCCCCAAGATCGACCAGCACCTTACCGGAACCCATTGATAGGTTTCAGTCCATGGGATTTCAGCCACGCACACGCCGCCTGGTATATCAACCACCACCCATGGTGCGTCTCGTCTGCGTGTGCGCCGCACGCACCCCATATCTGCCCATGGCGTTCACGGCAGACGACGACTTCGGGAACGCCGCCGCCAACCCAGACGCGCAGACCTGACCGGTGGCGAAGGCTGAACACGTTGACGGTGGTTTCCGACGACCAGTGATCGGGATGGCGACTGAGCGCTGACACAATGGCGCCGGCCATATCGGACGGCACACGAAACATCTTGCCTGAAACCGCCGTCGCGTAGGTCATGGCAGAAGCTGCACCACAACGAGCAGGATCAACGGGACACCGATCATCGCCGCGAGAAACCCACGGAGCGCGCTAACCATGAGGGCCGTGCACCAGTCTGTGTCAGGGTTCATCGGGCCGCACCGTTGGATAGCGCTGTTGCCAGTTGCTGAAGAGACAACCGCAGGTTCTGTTCGTCTTGCGGATATGTAGCGCTAACCAAGTCAAAGCACCGCCGATGGTCGTCGTTTAGGAGCGCGCGGCGCCTTGAGATTTCTGCCGCCCACGCCTCCATCGCGATTTCGTCTGGGGATAATAGGTTCATGAACGAAATACCTTTTGGGCTGGCAGCACGTTCGACGAGCGGTCCTTACCCCACCCCAACTGCCACATCCGATCACGCTCGGCTTGAAATTCTCTCCACACCACCGTGACCATTCGGTGCAGATCGGAACCAGTGGCGATAGCGCCATCCCGATACCAGCTCAGAATCGAGCGCCGTGTTCGAGTAGGGAGCATATGCCACGGCGAGTTGTACCTCCAGACGCGCTCTTACGCGCGTCTCACCGCCTCGTCTATCAGCCATCGGCGGTACTCGGTCTGCTCTGTGCTCATCCTCTCCACCTTGACAGTACGCCCCATCGGCGCATCCTCCGTGCGTTGCCCTCTCTGGGCGGCCTGTTTGTTTCCTCCTTAGAGACTGGCCCTCCGTGTTGTGGTGACGCGGAGGGCTTTTTACGTTTCGTCCGTATCGGCGCTCCCATCCGTTATCGCCAGCACTTCCCGCAGCGTCTCCCGCTGTTCGACCGTCAGCAACGTGGCGTCGATCACCCGCGTGGTCTCGATCTGCAGCGGATTGTTCGGATCGCCGCCGAGAATCGTCCGTGCGACTGGCGTGCCAATCACCTGGTTCCTGAGCGCCACCGCCGCGTTCAGGCGCGTCTGCTCGTACGGCGAGCTTTCCATGATTTCCGCCATCACGGCCAACGCTCGCTCCGCTGCGGCTTGAGCGTCCGGTAGCCGTGTTACATGAACCGCGTGCGGATTGGCGACATGGTTCTCCGGGTCGCGAAGGTCCTTGCCTGCGCCCTTCGCAGGGCCGCCCCATCCGTGACCGCCAGGCGGCCTGCGCTCGCCCGTGCCGTCGCCCTGCTTGATCTTGTGTCCGCGGCCAGGACCAGGCGGACGCTTCTTCGGGAGGGATTGCTCGTTCATGCCGGATCGCCATCACGCTTCGATGCTTAAGCTAACACACGCCAACGCGCTCCAAAACCCGGCATTTCAATTCCTACTACTCCTATAGGAATTACATCAACATGGTCAGTTTTAATCCCTACTAATCCGATAGGAAAACCGCACGCGCGCGTTTTTCAGCGGTCTCGCGGAACCAAGCCCACGAAGTACGTCAATCCGCCGTGATGTCTCGAATCCCGACGTTTCTCGTATCCTG